CAAACAAATACCGTGAGAAGAAAGGTCTACCACCACTTAAAGTCAAGAAGAAGTAGAATCACACTCATCAATACTACCCATACAGTCTGCCTCATCAATAATTTTCATACAATCTCCTACCATCTCAAAGTCTGGTAAATACTCACGACACCTATAAAGGTTGTAAAGACTTCCTGTTCTACGATAGTACCATCCATGTATAGGTTGGACATAGTTCATACTTATATGATTATAGAAAGGATCCCAAAGTTCCTTTTCAATTATATCTTCTGCTATAAAATTTTGATAACGATTATCAAACTCTTCTTGACATTCCTCTCTGGTTCCTAAACCTTTGTCTGCTAAGTTTCTACAAGCAACTAAAGCATCAGCATCATCCAACTTTTTATTCCACCATGCAGAATAATGGCCAGTTATACCATTCACTATAAGTAAAGGCATTGCAAAAGTCAATGTGAAATTTACATATGCCTTCTTAAGTTTAGCCAGCATTTAATGAACCGAATGATCTACGAATCTCTCGTAGTTCTTCAAAGTTTTTATTCTTCGTACCACCATCATATTCCCAAGCATATCCTAGCTTGATCATTTCTTCATTAAGTGACACGTCGCCATCCCCGATATATAACCACCCCAGTAGACGACCATATTTGCCGATGCCACCACTAAGTTCAGTCCTAATAGTAAGCTCGTCGTCACCAGTAATGGCTTCAGCCAGTTTCGCTTTGAGCCAGTTTGTTGCGTCGATTCCAAGTGCTTTCTCCTCTAAGTCACGGGTACGTTTCTCAGGAGTATCAATCCCAGCTACGCGAACCCTTTCTTTTTTGTATAAATCAAATCCAAGGTCTATTGTAACATCAATTGTGTCACCGTCAACTACTTTGTTAATCTTCGTTACTCGAAAGTTGTAACAACTCTTCTGACTTGGGGGTATCATTGCTCCCATTTTCAAACTCCATTAGTGCACTATTTATCATAGAATCAATATCAAGATTTATTTTTGGTGCTCTATATCCTTCTGCGTAATTTATTATCTTCAGCATTAATTCTTCTTCAACTTCCAACGCACCAGCTGGTGGGGTAACTGGAGCAGTACCACACGCTGTTATTATTATTGGTAGTATTAACCATCTAGTCGTTAGGATACCACGTATCATACATAAAGATCCAGTAAATTACTATGCCTACACATATTAATAGTATAGCACACATTATATTTATTGACCAGACTACCTCATTCAATCCCTCTGTCTCCAGTCATCAGATCGTTCTTGATGAAACCAATCTACAATTTCATCTGGACTGCCGAAACCCCTTCTATGATTACCTGAGTCGGGGTCTCCAATGTTCAGGCCATTAAGAAAAGACTCGTTCGGATTTGTATTCATCCGACGAGCCGTTGCTAACATTCCTCTTGCTGAGGTATTTGCTTTTGCTAATTTCTGTGCCCAGATCATATCATCTATACTTACTTCTGTGCCTGAGGCAATGTCTTTGCAAATTGCTTCAAGACGTAAACGATACTGAGTTGATAACATAAACTAATGTGTAGTATTAGTATTATGTATCAATTCAAACTAGGTTCTCTTCTTGTTCTGTTAGGAGAGTAACACTATCGGAAGTGGGCATTGCTACGCATGTAAGAACGTAACCTTCTTCCATCTGATCATCATCTAAAAATGATTGTTCTTCTTGATTAACAGTTCCTTCTGTAATCTTCATTGCACATGATGAACATGCACCTGCTCTACAAGATGAAGGATGATCAATACCTGCTTCTTCGAGTGCATCTAAGATAGTAGTATCTTCATCACATTCGAATGTTTCGGTTGCACCGTCAGGTGTATTAAGTGTAATAGTAGCCATGTTATTGTACGTGAATAATTCCAGTCATACCAGCTCCTGCATGAGGATCGCACTGGAACTCATAGTCTCCAGATTCTGGGAAAGTAACCTCGAAACTTTCCCCACCCATAAAAGCCAAGTCAGTATGAGATAATTCTGGATGATCTTTTACTACCATATTATGAGGGGGTAGTTCCCCGTTAATGAACTTAACCGTATCACCAACAGATATAGTAAGTTCGTTAGGACTAAAGATGAGATTCCCACCAGAGCCCATGGTAATTTCTGCTGCATATGCACTTGCTGCTAAAGAAAATGAAAGGAATAATGCACTTAGCATTATTGTAAGTCTAGACATCCACCACATAATTTCGTGTTTATTCTGTGTAATTTGGTTCATTTAACATCCGAAGGGTATACCACATGCTCTGATATCAAATAGGTTATCAACCTCACTTGGGATACAATTACAATAATCAATAAAATGAGGATGTGCCTGTAGATAAGGTACATCCTCTTTACTGTGTTCTATTGCTGAGTATGCATCCTCTGCGTATTCGCAGATTTCGTGATGATGTTCTTGTGCGTCGTGGTATCCAACGGTATAATGTTTTTGCTGAGTAAAGGGCATGATCTTTCAATCCCGTACTATGATGTTATTTATTATACCATATAAGTATTTTTACGCATTTATGTGTTGACTTACTGACTGTGTTAGAGAACCTGTATAACTCCATTACAGTCAGGAAAGTCTTGAAATAATTTTTTTTCTATACCCATTTTTAAGGTCATAGCACTCATAGCACATGTCTCACATGCACCACTAAGTCTTATTTTAACAAACTTTGTTTCTTCTTCTATCTCGACAAACTCAAGATACCCTCCATCAGCTTCGATGTATGGAGAGATATCTTTAAGTGATTCTATTACATTACTTTCATTAAATTCCATTAAAGTAGAATCGCACCAATTATAAAACCTTTAGCAAAGGCAATACATTTAATTTGATAATCAGTTAAGTTAAATTTATCTTGAAACTTCTTTATCATTTTCTTATCCCATTCCTTTGCATGATACAAAGCATGAACAACAGGATTCATTTTTTCGTGATCTCCACAAGACATTGTTTTTCTCCGAGTGTATACTATTTATCGTAACAAACGTATTCATCGAAAGAAATCATCTCACATATACCATCCATATTCACTGGAGTATCTGCTATCACGATCTCGGAAGTTGCTTCCTGAGTAGTAAACTCTACATCAGAGGGATTAATTTCTGACATAGTAGTTGTTACTGTTAATAAAATTGGTAACATTATTTTTATCTAAGTGTATATTATATATTACAATAATACAAGTATCAATGCAATTGTTGAAAGGACAACAGAAATCTTAGGAAGAACAGTTGTCTTCTCTAATACTTCTACTCTTTTAACTACATCATTTAGTTTAGCCATTATGCTTTCTTAGGGGGTACTACGGGTGCAATACTTAATGGTGCTTGTTCTATTCTGATGGTTTGAGCAGGTGCGGCCTGTGCTGCTTTCTCAATTAACATCTCCATATCTTTTTTAGATATCTGTCCGTTAGGGCCAGTTCCACCGCCCTTATCCATCTTCATAGTTCCATCACCTTTCTTACTTGCTGTTTGAATTCCAAAGCTAGCCAGAACCCCAGTAAAAACTGAGGCTATGAAAGTTGGATCTATTTTTTGTTGAGGCACACCTGGTATAGCTACATAATTCAATGTCAATATTCCACCTGACCAAACAAGAACACCCAGCCGTACAAGTGTACTAATGATGGCTGCTTGCTCTTCAGAATCAGGTAAGATTGCTTCCTTTAGCTTACCAAGAGGGCCTTTTTTCTCTTCTTTAATTGCTTCGACTTTTTCAGCCATAGGAATAGGAATAACTATTCCTATATAGCAACTTAAAGACCTAGAGGAGGGCCTGAGGGTGCTACAGGTGCTGCAGGTGCAGCATTAGGTGCTGTTGGAAGACCAGTTGTGGAAGGTAATGAACCACCTATAGCACCTGGAAGTGCGTCACTAACTGCGTCCATAACTTTGGACTTAACGCTATCAATGAGTTGATCTCTCTGTACATAAGTAAATATCCCCAGCCCAATAACGGCAGCAGATACAACACCAGACGACAACGCGATGACATTTACAATTTTTTGCATTTGAATAACCTAATGGTTTTTATATTCTTCATTATAGTATGCTTTGTAATAATTTACAAGGCCTATGGTAGTTAGTTGGTTACTTGACCAATCAGTTGCACACTTATCTATACTATCAATAGTTGAGTTGGGGAACTTTCTATTCAATATTCCTTTTGCTTGTTCTTTAATCGTATTCACTATCATCTCCGATATATTCTAAAGAGTATATATCGTGATCTTGATCTTCATCTGTGTGCAAATCCAACCATTCCTCATATTCATGAATTATAGCCCAAGCATCACCCTCTCTACCTTCTTCGATTAATTGATTTAATCGTTTTACAGCATGAGTGTGAGTTGCATATAAACTACCTTCTAGAGGATTAGAAGTCTCCATAATCTTTCTTCATGTATCTACCTAGAATATTGCTATTATAATACGCAGGAGTTCCATCGTCAAGAGCCTCCATTAAAACATCATTTAAGAATAATTGTTTTGTCTCTTCGTAATTTACCTTTCCGAGGGTGGTATGGAGGGATAAGATCTCTCTGGAAAAATTTTCCTTTCCATAGGTGGATACGTCGGACTTGAGTTCTGGCGAACTTCCATAATACTTCTTCCAATCTGACTCAGAAGTAACACGTCGCTTTCCCCCTTTGGGTTTTCTTTTCTGCACAAAGTACTTTCTACCGATGTACTTTTTACCTGTTGACTTATTAGTAATGAGGTAGACGTAACCGAAGAAGTCGCCAATATCGTCAGAAGTGAAAGCTGTACCTTTGTAGTACCAGGGATTTTCATACTCCTGTTCCATCTTCAGAAGGTGGTTCTGGTGTTGGAGGTTCCTCTATATCTGCTAGAATATTATCAATCTCAGTAGAAGAAAACTTACCTGTTGCTTCTAGTTCATCTCTTTTACTGATAGCACCTGCAGGAGGATCATATGGCTCTGGTGTTACAGGTGTATCATCTGGAGGAGTCTTGGTGGGATCTGTAATGTTCTTCCATATATCACCAATATCCCTTAGTTCTTTAGGATCTAATGTAGGTTGCATAACTAATACAAAATTATTATAAAGATATTTAGACACAAAAAAAAGAGGATTAAGAATCCTCTTTATCTTCAAATACTTCATATGCATCGTAATCACCGAACAACCATGCATCTGCTTTTGCTGCTTCTTGGTATGCTTGAATACTCATGTCTTTCAAACCTTCTACCTCTGATTCTGTTTCAATAATTCTTACTTTAGGTTTTGTTTGTTCATCCCACTCTTTATGAATCTCTTTGATTTGTTCATCTACACTGTTCATTTCCATTTTGATTTTACCCTCAATCCAAATTTCTTTTAACCATGCAACAAATCCTAATGCTAAATGTTGGATAAATGGATTCTTAAATTTCTTCTTAACCCACCTTTCTGCCTTTGCATACCAAGGGTCTGTACCCTTGCCGAACTGTTTTTCAAATTCTATTTTCATTTTAATAAGATGAATCTATAAGTGTTGCTTCATCTATATCAATTTCAGAATATGAAAGGCCATCCCAATAGGAATGATATAACCTTCCCCAAATAACATCAAACTCTTCTTGATTCAAATTTTTAAATAAACATTTTTCATGTAGATATACATGATATGTTTTATTAGAGTTTAAAACCTGAGAATGTGTCCTTTTTAACATCTTGTTTGATACCTCCTACAATGTAAGATTCTACTTCTGTTTCTTGTGGTGCAACTTGGAGTCCTTTTGAGGATATCCAATGCTCTGTCCATGGTAATGGATTGTTTCTGATTGGTACATCATAAACAGGTTTAAGACCTATTGATCTCATCCTCTTATTAGCAACCCACTCAACATACTGTTGAAGGAGTTTATCATTCAATCCAATCATACTACCATCTTTAAAGAGATACTCTGCCCATCTCTTTTCTTCATCAACAGTATTTTTAAATGCTTGTATTAACCAAGGTTCTTCTTCCTTTGCAATCTGAACCATTTCTGGATCATCACCTTTCTTCCAATTATTTAGAATGTTTTGGGTAATCGCCAAATGTTGGTTTTCGTCCCGTGCGATGAGGGATATAATTTTTGCAGATCCTTCCATAAGTTTAAGTTCACCAAAAGCAAAGCTACAAGCGAAACTAACATAAAAGCGAATACCTTCCAGAATGTTAACATTAGCGACTGCCCTATATAAATGTTTTTTAAGTTCTCTACGTGACCATTCAGCATTGATATGATCTTTCCAATCAGTTTTCCAATTGTTACTCTGACTCCATTCATTTGCTAAGTTAATGAAATCATCATATGCTTTAGTAACACTTGATGCACGTTCTAAAATTCTTTCGTCAGTAAGAATAGTATCAAATACCTCAGAAGGATCTGAATATACATTCTTAACTATGTAAGTGTATGAACGACTATGGATCATTTCCATAAGTTGCCATACATTCATAGCACCTTCTAACTCAGGTAGAGAACAATATGGTGCAAAAGCCATACCAGGTGCACGACCTTGAACACTATCTAACATTGTTTGATACTTCAAGTTAGATGTGAAGATATGTTTTTGTTGCTTATCTAATTGCTGATAGTCTCCTCTATCTTTTTGTAAGGAAACTTCTTCTGGTCTCCAGAAATATCCTAACTGAGACTTAGTTAAGTTCTCAAATGCAGGATACTTATAAGAATCGTATCTCTGAACACCTAAAGGTGCACCAAAAAACATAGGTTGTTTTTTAGTATCAACTTGTTCTGTATTAAATACAGTCATTGAATCAACCACTTTTCTCCTCGTAGAATTTGTTTTAAATTGCACAGCTCTCGCAGACCTCCTCTTCTGAACCCATGATGTCATCGACTAGACATTTTAACTCATCTCCATCATTAGATTCAGATGTGGTGCTTTCCACATCATCTGATTTATTATCATATGTATTTTGATAGTAAGACGTTTTCCAACCATACTTATATGTAGTTAAAAGATCTTGTGCCATCACTGAAGTAGGAACCTCAGCACCCTCATATTGTTGCGGGTTATAACTCCAGTTTCCGCTAATCGCTTGATCAAAGAATTTCTGCATAACAGCAACAATATTAATATATCCAATATTGCTAGGCATCTCCCAAAGAAGCGTATAGTTATTCTTAAGGGAGTTGTAAGAAGGAACAATCTGTTTAAGAGGGCCTTTCTTAGACTTCTTGACCGAGAGATAATCTCTTGGTGGTTCAATCCCATTCGTTGCATTACAAACAACTGAGGAAGATTCAGATGGCATTTGAGCAGATAAGGTACTATTTCGTACTCCATATTCTTTTACATCTTTTCTTAATGTTTCCCAATCATATTTTAATTCATTAGGAACAATCTCATCAACGTCCTTTTTATATGTGTCGATAGGTAATATACCGTGAGAATATTTAGTTCTATCAGAATATTCACATGCACCTTTTTCTTTTGCAACTTGTACGGTTGCCTTGATTAAATTATATTGGAATGCTTCTGTAAGATCATGTACTAACTTCCATGCACCTTCATCTCCATAATCAAAACCATTCTTAGCAAGATAATGTGCTAGTCCTATGTAACCAACACCGAGGGATCTACGTGCTTTAGTTGCGATTTCTGCTGCTCTGACGGGGTATCTTTGAAAATCAATAAGTTCATCAAGACTCCTAACAGTAAGATCGCAGAGGCTTTCAAGATCCGAAAGATCCCTAATTTTGCCAATATTAATAGCAGAAAGGATACAGAGAGCAATTTCCCCAGAGTCATCGTCAATATGTTGTATAGGTTTAGTTGGTAATGTAATCTCTTGACACAAGTTACTCATCTCTACTTTATCAATAAATGATGAGTGAGAATTGCAATGGTCAATATTCATTATGTATATTCTACCAGTTTCTGCTCTTTCTTTCAAGAGGTCAAGTATTAATTCTTGAGCTCCGACTGTGATTCTTGGGATGGATTCATCCAATTCGTAACTGCAATATAACCCATCAAACTCAGAGGTGCCAAAACTCTCATACAAGTTAGGACAATCATGAGGGGAAAAAAGCGAGATTTCCTTATTGTCGATAAACCTTTGGTAAAAAAGTTCACTTAACTGGATGCTGTAGTCGAGTTTTCTGACTCTGTTGTCTTCTGTTCCTTTGTTGTTTTTGAGGACGAGGATGTCTTGGATTTCCTTATGCCAGATAGGAAAGTGGACAGTAGCTGATCCTCCTCTAATACCGTTTTGAGTACAGCACCGAACAGTGCTCTCGAATTTTTTAAGGAAGGGAACAACACCTGTGTGTTGAACTTCTCCATCCCTGATTTTAGCGTTGATTCCCCTGATTCTACCAGAGTTAATGCCGATACCAGCCCTCTGTGCGACATATTTGCCAATAGCCATATCAGAGCTAAAGATACTATCGAGGGTGTCATCAATATCAACCAAAACACAAGATGCAAATTGACGAAGGGGTGTTCTGACCCCCGCCATGACTGGTGTTGGGATGTTGATTTTGTGTTTGCTGATTGAGTCATAGTACCTCTTGACGTACGAAAGTCTTTTGTCTTTTGGATATTCAACGAATAAAGTCACAGCGATCATCATGTACATGAACTGAGGAGTTTCATATACTTGACCACTGCTTCTGTCTTGTACCAGATATTTATCAACTACTTGTCTAAGGCCAGCATATGTAAACATAAAGTCACGACTATGATCAATATATGAATCTAACTTTGCTATCTCTTCTTTTGAATACTTAGTGTACACATCAGAGTCATATACTTCTTGATTCACACATGAATAGATATGATTCTCTAAGGTTGGTAATTCTCTGAGTCTACCATATAGACTTTTCCTTACTGAAAACAATAAAAGTCTAGAGGCAACAAATTGATAGTTAGGATGATCTAAATCAATCAAGTCACTTGCAGATTTAATCAAGATCTCTTGTATCTCACCTGTAGTAATTCCATCATAAAACTGAATACCAGACTGTATCTCTACTTGACTTGCAGAGACCCCTGCAAGACCCTTACATGCCTCTTCAACCATGTTGTGGATCTTTTCTAGGTTAAGTGGTTCAATTGAACCATTTCTCTTCTTAACCTTGTTACCGTTACTCATACCTTTTTCCAGTTAGTAAAATTAAGTTTTGCTTGTAATCCTTGGAATGTATTGGATTCTACTATATCTTGAACATCATGTCCACTCAATACCATATCATTTATGTCCTTTTCAACAATGTTACTTGGCCAGATCACTACCTTATCTCCTCTACTAATGGCCTTGTTGATTCTTTCAACGATTTCTCTGTTACGAGGTTCGTTATCAAAAACCCAAATATAATTGCTCCAATTATACGACCTGATATCAATATCAGACCCAACCATCGCAATGGAATTATCCAAGAAGGTAGAGTCAAATGGTCCTTCAACAATGTAAATGGGTTTTTCATGGTCAATTTCATCATATCCATATATTTTAGGAGCATCATCACTAAGCATCACAGTAATGTATTTAACATTGCTAGGACCTAGAGATCTGCCTTGTAGACCAATAAGTTCACTATCCTTAACAAGAGGTATAATGATCCTACTGTCATCATAGTCTAGATCAGTAAATTTGTTTGGTACTAAGGTATTAACAAACTTCTTAAACTTCTGTGCATAATAAAAATTTCCACCAAAAATTGCCCTTCTATGAAGGTAAACTTCTGATTCTTTAACATCAAAAGCAGATGGTAGATCTATATTAATCTTCTTCTTGAACACAGGTTTAGACTCTTTCACTTTATCAAGTTCTGGTTCTGGTTTAGGAACAACAAAGTTCTTGCTACCAGCAAACCCCTCCTTGAACTTCTCAAAAGCATATTGTTTCTGAGTAGTTGGATCAATCTTCTTTAAAAAGTTATTAAAAGATATATTAACTCCACAATTATGACACTTATAATTAGTGTTATTCTTTACTTGATAGAAATATCCACGTGCTTTATTCTTATTTTTCTGAGAATCTCCACAGATAGGACACCTAAAATTATAAAGATTGGGTTTTACTCTTTTAAATTTTGATAGTCTAGAAGAAATCAAATTGATGTATTTAACATCAATAATATCCATAATCAAATATTTACTGCCTATCCAGTATAACTGATGAATTAGGAGGTGTCAATGTAGATGTAATGATTCTTGAACCTACTGGAGATACTAATACACTTATGACTGCCAAAGCACC